GATTTATATTTTAATCGCACTTTAAATGATTGGGCATTATTTGATATAAACAAAAGAACAAAGTTTGATGCAGCAATTAGTTCAGGGTTAGCAATTATGGCATGTAATAAAAATCTATACAGGCCAACCGGAGTTAGAACAACAAAAACATTAGAATTTGAATTTAAAAAATATAATAATCAAGGTAATTTATCAAAAATTTTAGAATAAATGGCAAAATCACACCCAAAAGGATTATTTCCGAGTCAATCAGTAACAAACACGGAAAAAGCTAGCATAGAATATGGTGCTAAGATAGGAAGAGCTATAGAGTCGGAATGGTTTAAAAGAGATTCAGGTACATCTAGGTATCAATCTAATAGGGAGAACTTTCATAGACTAAGGTTATATGCAAGAGGAGAACAGTCTATACAAAAATATAAAGATGAGCTTTCAATTAATGGGGATCTTTCATATTTAAATTTAGATTGGAAGCCAGTCCCTATTATACCAAAATTTGTAGATATTGTGGTAAACGGTATTGCAGAAAGAATGTATGATATAAAAGCTTATTCCCAAGACCCTCATTCTACAAAAGCTAGAACAAATTATATGGAAAATATTCTTAGAGATATGAAGGCTAAAGAATATATTGATACTGTACAACAAGTATTAGGGGTTAATATTTATAATACAGACCCTAAAAAATTACCAGTTGATGAAACAGAATTAAGTGTACATATGCAACTTGATTATAAACAAAGTATAGAAATTGCCCAAGAAGAAGCTTTAAGTAATGTTTTTGATTTAAATAAATATGAATTAATAAAAAGAAGATTAGATTATGATGTAGCTGTTATTGGTATGGGGTGTGTAAAAAACGGGTTTAATACAGCAGAAGGTATTACAATAAACTATGTTGATCCTGCTGATATTGTATACTCTTTTACTGAATCCCCTTATTTTGATGATTTATATTATGTAGGAGAAATTAAAAAAATTAGTATAGTTGAGCTTAAAAAACAATTTCCAAATATTTCTGATGAAGAAATTAAAAATATAGAAGATAATGGACTAGGGTCAGGACATTTATTATATAATAAATCTTATGGAGCATTAGATGGTGATGACGATGGTTTTGTATATGTATTATATTTTGAATATAAAACATATAGAAATCAAACTTATAAAGTTAAAGATACTTTATCTGGAGGTAAAAAAGCTATTAAAAAGGATGATACTTTTAATCCTCCTAAAGATCAAAGAACAAGATTTGAAAAAGTAAACAGAGCTATAGAAGTTTTATATAGTGGAGCTAAAATTATTGGTAGTGAAAATATATTAGAATGGAGACTTGCTGAAAATATGACAAGACCTAAATCGGATGTTACAAAAGTACAAATGTCTTATAATATAGTAGCCCCTAGAATATATAAAGGTAGATTAGAGTCTCTTGTGAGTAGAATGACCACATTTGCTGATATGATTCAATTAACTCATTTAAAGTTACAGCAAGTTTTAGCAAGAATGGTACCAGATGGAGTGTTTTTAGATGCAGATGGGATAGCAGAAGTAGATTTAGGTAATGGCACAAACTATAATCCACAGGAAGCTTTAAATATGTTCTTCCAAACAGGTTCTGTAATTGGTAGGTCTATGACACAAGACGGGGAATTTAATAATGGAAGAGTCCCAATACAAGAATTACAAAGCGGCAGTGGGGGACAAAAAATACAAAGTCTTATTACAGCTTATAATTATTACTTACAAAACATGAGAGATGTTACTGGTTTAAATGAAGCAAGAGATGGGAGTGCTCCTGATAAAAATGCTTTAGTAGGATTACAAAAATTAGCAGCTGCAAATTCAAATACTGCAACAAGACATGTTCTACAATCAGGATTATATGTAACATTAAAAACAGCTGAAGCTGTAAGTTTAAGAGTTTCTGATGTTTTAGAATACGCTAATACAAAAAATCAATTTATAAATTCACTAGGAAGGTTTAATGTTGCTAATTTAGAAGAGGTAAATCAATTACACTTACACGATTTTGGAATATTTTTGGAATTATCTCCTGATGAGGAAGAAAAACAATTGTTAGAAAATAATATCCAAATGACTTTATCGAAAGATCAAATAAATTTAGAAGACGCAATAGATGTAAGAGAAGTTAAAAATTTAAAATTAGCAAATCAATTATTAAAATTAAGACGTAGAAAAAAATTAGAACAAGATCAAGCAATTGCTGCAAGAAATATAGAATTACAGTCAAAATCTAATGCAGAAGCTGCTCAAGCTGCTGCATCAGTTGATATGCAAAAAAATCAATCAATGACTGAAAACAAAGTAAAGCTCTCTCAAGCACAAACAGAATTTGATATAAAGAAATTAGAAAGAGAGGCTGCAATTAAGAAAGAACTTATGTTACATGAGTTCCAACTTAATGTAAAGCTTAAAGAAATGGATTTACGAGTGATTAATGATAAAGACAAGTATCGTGAAGATAGAAAAGACGATAGAACTAAAATACAAGCGTCTCAACAGTCTGAATTAATAGATCAAAGAAAAAATAATAAACCTCCAAAAAACTTTGAATCTGAAATGGGATTTGACAATTTAGGTGGATTTGGTTTAGAACAATTTGAACCAAGATAATAAATAAACAATTAAAAATAGAAATTATGTCAAACGGTAATTATAACATGAAACCTGGAAGTAAAGAAAAAGATACTGAAGGGACTTTTAATCAAAAACAAACAGATACAATAAGTAAGTTAACTCCTAAACCAAAGAAGTTATCTAGGAAACAAAGAAAACTTAATGAGGCTAAAGAGCAAAAATTTCAAAATTATTTAAAAGAATCTAAACAAGATTTTCCTAGTTTTGACCAAAAAACAGATTCAGTGGTTACTACAAAAGGGTATAATACTAATGTAATTAAAGCACAGAATAGGAGCAAAGCAAGGTCAGCTACAGCACCAAAACTTTCTTTAAAACCAGGCGATTCAATTAGAAGGAAATTTCTACCGGGCAATATTGATTATAATAATGAAAAACTTTTTAAAAATAGGAAAACAGGAGAGTATACTACTAAACTGAAGGTAAAAAAAGGATCTGCAAAAATATTAAATCAAAAAAAATACAAGATAAAATAAATAATAATTAATAAATAATCAAACAATGAGTAAAGTGGTAAAAAACGATTGGACTGGTAGTATAAACGGTTCAACATATACAACAGCAAGTTCAGACGCAATAACTCCAACATCAGGAAATGTCTTTGTCGCAATAACAATGTTAACAGACACAGTATTTGATTCAGCTAGTGGTTTAGTTGCAGAAAGTGCAACAACATATGTAAATACAGAAGGCATTGGAGCTGGAGCTGCAGGTCTTGTAGTAGATAGTGTAACATTCCCAAAAGGAGTAACAATTTATGGTCGTTGGACTGAAATTGATGTAAACTCGGGGACTATAGTAGCTTATCAAGGTATATAATTAAAGGGCTTATAGTATTCTTGCCCTAATAAAAGAATACAAATAATTATATTATATTATGTCAGAAGAAATAAAAGCAAAGACAGTTGAGGATGAAAACCCATCTACTGTTGAAAAAGAAACTAAAGCGCTTAAAAAAATAGGTGCTAATACAGGTGAAGAGTCTATAACAAAAGTAGATTTACGTCAACCTAAGGAGAAAGAGGCTCCTGCTAAAGAAGTCTCTGAAAATAACAAGGAAGCTCCTAAAGAAAATGAATCTAAAAATAAAGAAACTAAAGAGGAAGAGATTAGTGAAGAACCAATAATTGAAGAAGTTAAAGAAGACGTTAAAGAAGATATTAAAGAAGACGTCAAGGAAGAAAAATTAGTTGAAAAAGATTCTAATGAGAATATAAAAACTGAAAAATCAGTAAAAGAAGAGCCTGTAAAACAAGAAGAACCAGAATTAAATATACCTGAAGGAATATCAGAACTGGTAAACTTTATAAATGAAACAGGAGGCTCAATGGAAGATTTTATAAGATTAAATAAAGATTATAATAATCTTGAAGACGATAGTGTTTTAAAAGAATATTATAATCAAACTAAATCTCATTTAAATTCAGAAGAAATAAGTTTTTTAATGAAAGACAATTTTTCTTATGATAACGAAATAGACGATCCTACAGAAATAAAAAGGAAACAACTAGCATATAAAGAAGAATTAGCAAAAGCTAAAAATCATTTAGAAGGGCAAAAAGAAAAATACTATAAAGAAGTAAAAACTACAGGGAATTTATCAAAAGAACAACAAAAAGCTGTAGACTTTTTTAATAGATACAATACTGAGCAACAAGAAATTGCTCACCAACAAGAAAAAGCGACAAATCAGTTTACATTAAAAACAAATGAAGTTTTCAATCAGGAATTCAAAGGTTTTGATTTTAATATTGATGACAAAAAATATAGATATAAACTAAAAGATGTTGATAAAACTAAAAATACTCAAATGGATATTATGAATGTTGTGGGTAGTTACCTCGACAAAAATAATACTTTAAAAGATGGGTATGGTTATCATAAAGCATTATTTGCCGCAAAAAACGCTGATAGTATAGCAAATCATTTTTATCAGCTTGGTAAGACAGAAGCCATTAAGGAAATCTCATCAGAATCCAAAAATATAAATATGGATCCGAGACAGACTAGTACTGGAGTAGTTGAATCAGGAGGAATTAAAGTAAGAGCAATATCAGGAGACGA